TTGAAAGGCCTCGTTGGCTTCAGACTGTGCTTTAGTTGTCTGGAGGAGTTGCTCTTCCAGATCCCCAAGGGCGCCGAGGTGGGCGGTGCTGCGACCAAGGCGCGTGAGCCTTTGATATTCGCGCAGGGCGTCAGAAGCAGCCGTATATGCTGCTGCTGCGTCATATGCTGCTCTTTCTTCTTCGCTTCGATCGTCGGCCATTTCTTAAAGTTTTCCTATTTGAACGGCCATTTTATGCCCGTCTTTTTTTCGAATGCAGAGACCGCTCGGTTGAGCCTTGATTTCTGCCTATAAGTTGCTGGGTTGTCCAGACCGTGCTGCTGTGCGGTTTCAATGTATTTCTTTTCATTTCCCACGGCTCTTGCGAAAGCCTTAATCTCGTCTGGTTTTCCCCTGATTCCTCCTGAAACAAAGGGGACTCCGAACATGTGTTTAACAATATTCTCAACCCAAAACCCCATCATTCTCAAAAAACTTTCGTTCAATTGATCATTCTTTTTTAATTCTTCGAGATCGATAATAACCTTGACGATCTCGTGTTCATTTAAAGATTCCATTTATAAACCCTCGCATAAGCTGCACTACAATAAATAGTAGCCAAAACAAAAAGAAGCCGGGATTACCGGCTTCTTCATTTTTTACCTGAAAAACGCGACTTCTTAGTTGACTTCTCGACGGCTTCTTTTTCTTTATTCATTTGTTCAATCAATTTTTCTAAGAACCATCTTCGGATACTTATTGGCAAATTATAAGCCTCGGTAAAGGACCAACCACCATAGTATTTTAAGACAAAAAACTCTTCGTATACGCTTTCAATGTATTTATCGCTTAGGCCAAAAGAAGTCCGTCGTAAACGGCACCTCCATTTGATCCGTTTCATAATCACATGTGTCGCATGTAAATTTTTGAGCTAGATCAATGTTAGGCACGATTTTTTCATAGGCTTGTCTAATATACCTGGCGTCTTTGGCCGAAACATTATCAATAAAGGATTTAATGGTCATATTATCGGTTCTTTCGTTAATAGAAACAATCATCAAATTCAACTGATCGGTCAACGGGGATTCTGGAAGTTTATTTTTCTTCTTTGACTCCGCCACTCTGCCCAAGTATTTTTCATCTTTTCCGGTAAACAATCTTACCTCGACATCAACTTTGCTAACAGGAGCCTTTATAATAAAAGTTTCATCTGTTTTTGGAGTAATATCAAAATCTTCAAATTCTCCACCAGAATAAAGATTATTTTCTTCTAAGTTAAAAGAAAATTTATTTGTTGCTGCACAAACTGGACATGTAACCTGTGTATCATAGCTTGGACCATAACCAGTAACTCTCGCTCCAACAAGAATCGCATTTTTATCGCCAACGTAAAGGCTGTCCAAATCAATTCTTTTGTCAACAACAATGTTTTTCAAAAATCTATCAAGAGCAATTCCTTTTTTAAGAAGGGCCCTTGAAGTTAAAATATCTTCATCTTTCGCCGTCATATGACGAATTTCCACAACACTTTCATTGTGCAGTGGATGGTCCTCTGGATAATATCGACCTTCCGTGGGGAGTTCGACAAAATCTGTTGGTGTCGAAAAATCAAGAGGAGTTAAATTGGGGGGAGGAGAAGTATCTTCCGCCCCTTGTCTGTCACCAACGCCACCTAAGCGTTGAGAATTATTTCTAGCCAAATATCACCTCGCATTTCATCTTTAGCTTAATTGTTTTCTCCAGGATTGAAGAAAGTATTGCTATCCACGGGCTGGCCATCTGGACGCTCGGCGCCGGTATCAGACGAAATTTGAGTCTCGATTATCGCCCAATCATAACGAAGGGTCATTGTAATCTCTGTCATCTCATCTGAAGAATAGTCTAAATCACCGTAGGTCACTCCGATAATAAAAGGATTCCAAAGAGTCCAAGTTTCCACTGCATCACCCAGAGAATTAATCTGAGAGATCCTAACCTGACCCAGCGCTGTGGTCGCGGCTTGTTTCGAAATAGTAGCCGCGTCATTAACGTTCTTGGGGGGGTTATATCCACTGGCGCGGATAAGAGCAGCAGTATTAATTGCTGCATCAGGACTAACGGGGTCGACCAAAGTAACTGTGACTTCTGCCCACTCTGCTCTTCCTGGGTAATAGAACTTGTGGTTCAAAAAATTGTGTTCGATTGTAGATATTGAAATTTCTGGCTTCTTGCAGCTCTTAGCGTACCAAGTGGCGCCATTAGGCATTTTGCCTATGTCCACCAAAAATCTATATGCTCTTTTCGGATCTTCAAATGTTGCATCGGTCCAAAACGCCATTTAACTAATTCTCCTCTGTGGTGCATCCTGTACTTCTAAATAGTAATCAAAAACATTATTTTTCTTTTTAATCATCGAAAGACGCTCCGGTTCTTGTAATCACAAAGTCCACCGCAATAAATTCAATTGCTCGTGCGGGCTTCAAAAAGATTTTTGCATACATAATGTTTTGATCGATCAAATCGGGAGTCGTGGTCGTCTTATCGAGGATTACTTTCCACTCGGTCAACCCAAGTCTGGATTGGACACTTGCTAAGAAAGGTTGAACCTCGCCCAAGAATCTATTCCAAGTAACTTGGACATTCTGGTCAAATAAGATTCCAGAAGAAATTCTTGAAACGTGCTTTTTGATGTAAATCAACAATCGACGAACATTAATTCTATCCAAAGCAGATCTAGTAACTTGAAGTGTCTTTTGTCCGAAAACAACAATTCCCTCTGATGGGAAAGACGCGATGGGATTAATATTCACTTCATAAAGATTGTCTCTGTCTTTGGACGTTAATCTCCTTGTAATGTTGGTTACCGGCCATCCGGCTGCGCCCTCAGTTAGACCGCCCCTATTAAATCCAGCGGGAGCAAACCAAACTTCTGATTTTGCCTCCGAAGAAGCAAAAGTACCCAAAGCCACAACAGATGGCGGTACCCACAGAAGATTGTTTGAAATTGTATCCAAGATTTGAACCCAAGGATAATAAGTACACCCATAAGAAGAGTTAATTTGTCTCTCTGTAAGATTGTTGATACATTGTTGAATCGTGAATTGATTCCTTGCGTAAAAGTTCTCGAAGCTATCCGTAAATGGAGTATAAACGTCCGGTAAATCAATGATTGCTAGGGCGTCTGCTCTGACATTGTTGAATCGTGATTTGATTCCTTGCGTAAAAGTTCTCGAAGCTATCCGTAAATGGAGTATAAACGTCCGGTAAATCAATGATTGCTAGGGCGTCTGCTCTGTCTTCACATGTATCTATAAGGTGCTGCGTCAAAGAATTATTAGTAACCCCCGGAATTGTCATGGCATTGCATTCAACATAATCCGCGTCTCTTACTGTATCGATGGCTCTCTTAACTGAGTTAAACGCATAATTTGCTGTATCCAAATTGCCGCCAACGCTTAAGAAATTATTTCTAAATGGTTCTGCCTCTCTGATATTCAGGCCGTCGAAGCCTCCATACATAGGCGCCGTGATTCTATCATAGCCAGCGTTAAGGATGGCTCTCCAATTTCCAGCTACAGCCGTTGAGGACGATCCCGCGCGGCGAGACCCGCGTTCCCAATAGACATTCTGATTGCTAGAGCCGGTGATGATAACATCATCTAAACTAACCTGAAAACTATATTCAACATGGTCATCACCGACGATTCCAACTAAAGTATCTTCTTGTGTAACGCCATCTGGCATTCTCCAAAGATAATCGCCGTAGCCTTGATCGAATTTTGAAGAATTTGGTCCCTGAGTTGTCTGGAGTCCGAAATAAGCATCCGTTTGATCGGCGAGGCCTCCGGCTGAGGCTGATCTCCGTACTGATGGAGTGGGAAATTGTATGATAAGCTCCACGAGGGGCGTGTTGCCGAGCCAAAGACCCTCAGCTGGGGCGGCGCCGGGGAACGGCGGAACGCCTGCGCGAAGGGACAGGGGAAGACCTGCGGCTCCTGGAGTTGAGCCGGAACCCATCATAAAGGCGAAGCTAGGAACGCTCGAACCACTCGCGTACTGTATCTGCTCAAAACGCAGCGGGCCCATGACTCCAAATGGCAAATACTTGGGATTCGCGGTGCCTTGATCAATATCGGGGTTTAGTTCTACTCGGATGTACTTGGATTTATTGNNATACTGTCCGTACTGCCTCATCACTCTTCCGTTATCATAATCAAATTCGTAATAGGTATCACCGATGACTCTTCCAATATAATTTTCCGAAGCCGGATTTAAGTTGACGTTGGTAAATTGTTCGACTACCCGCACCACGCTATCTCTATCAGAAGCTGCTCGAAGGACCACGCTAAAAGAGCCATAGGGCTCCACAGCGTTTGTCGGAGCTTTAATATCCTGGATTGAGACCTTAAACTGATCTTGGGTCCAGCGACCTCCGTCCAGAGCGACAATCCTAAACAATTTAGTCATGTCAGTTGGACGATAATTGGAGGCGTCATTTCCCAAATCTTGTGAGAAAAAATAACTGGTCGCGGCGTATTTAAAATCCATCTTATAGTCATCTTTTTCTGCTGCACCACCGATGGCGGATGAGCCTGTTGCGAGTGGTGCCAACAAGATCCAGGTCGGACTGTCCAGTCCAATACGGTCTTCAACATTCTGTTCGAAGCTTTCTCCGAGCCAGTAAAAATTTTGTGCCTGTTTCAAAGAAGCAGTTTGAACAAATTCATTATTTGTTAATTGAGGGTTTGTGTTCAACACATCTCTAATAAAAAGATTGCTATCTCTATCGAAGTTAACTGCAGTTTGATATTCAAAGTCGGCGCTGGCTGCGGGGGTTGTACCCTCGTCCCAAATTCCTATATTAAACTGAGTGTTATCACCTTGAGATTTTACAAGGGCACCATATCCCACAAATCCCGGGCAGACGTCGGCCCCCATGGAGCCTGAAATAGCATCCCCACTAATGGCTAAATTGCCAGAATTGGCGTATACAATCGCGGCGAGGGTTCCAGTTAGGCCTGGAGTAGCAGCTACGGTGCCGCTTGGAAAAACAAAAATGCCATACGCTCCACCGCCCGCAGTGGGAGTAAGGGATGTATCACATTTCCACCCGGCAAGCGCTGTGGTATCATTGGATGCATCCGGGTTGCCTTCTCCCAAAAGTCGAAACATGGTAATTGGGCCAACATTTGCTTTCAAATATGCCATAGCAGCATATGATCCATATGTGGGGCCCGTCAAATTGCC